AGTGAAACTGCAAGCCTGTGCATGGCTGCTCGCCTGTATTCACTTTGATGTGTGATTCAAACCGCGTGTTTGCTGTGCCGCCCTCAATCATCGTCGGAAAAATCCCACGAGTGCAAACAATTTGACGCTTTACCGCTGAGTTGTTCTTGATTGCCTTGGTCAAAGCCAGATCTTCCGGCTCACCAGCGGCACTAAATACCGTGACTGCCATTAGCCTGCTACTCCCGAACTGACCATAACGTCTGCGGGGCCTTGCAGCACTTCAAACATCAACGTGTCGTATGAGTGGCCTGTGGTATGCCCTAGCTCCTGATCATCGGCGGTTTCTTTCTCTATTTCGACGATGGGAAGCCAATGATCTGGGTTATCGACATCAGGATCAATTCGATTCGTTCCCGAAAAGCGCACCTTTGCACCAATTGGCCCCTGAATTTGGTAGCCAAAAATGGCAGAAATGCACTGAATCTTCATCTCTTTAGTGCCAGTGGGCGCACCTTCTTGGTAAAACAAGCGATAAGACATTGCATCGCTCCAGTGAATGACATTAGCCACACTTTCGCAGATACAAACACGCCCAAAAATTAAGGTTCCAACCGATCCTCAAGCTCAGATTTAAACGGCTCTTTTTCAAATAAATCATCACGTTTGTTCAAAATATACTTTTTGCCAAAATCCGCTACCATGCTCTGACCCGTTATATCGACCAGCTCAAGCCACAGGATCAATTCAGGCTGGATCAGTAGCGCAAACAAGTCACCGATCTTCGGCAACCATTCTGGCAATTGAATGATCTGTTGACGCTTATCTGTGATTGAATCGTCATACGGCTCAATCTGCGCCATAATCATTGTGTCGGCACCGTTCACCATGCTGTTGTTGTCGTGCATTGCAGCACCTGTAAACCGATCTAGCAGCATGTAGGCATAGCCCAACTCGTCATACTCATAATCGGGTTCGTCTTGCTCAGACAGTGCAATGCTATTCCAGCTTAGGCCGGTAGCTGTGGGCGTTGCTGGATCGTTGGGAACTACCCGCTTGCGCCAGACTTGGCATGGGATGGTGCCTAGTCCATTCATCACCAGTTGACGCGCTACAAGGCGGCGACCGCTGGCCACCTGATTTACTACGGGGCTGATGGTCATTTGTTTTGCTCACTGTAAAACTTGTAATCATCTTCGGGCATCAAGCCACTGGCGAACAAACCATCCAATCGTGCCTGACGCGCTATACGTTCAGCCCGCTGGTTCTCCTTGGCCGCCTGTTCCTGTGCCGCCTTACGCGCTGCGTTCTGCATTTTGCGCTTGTATCCGGCGCGTTCCGTGGTCGGCGTGACTTGTGAGCGTTTGCCGTCGGCTTGTTTGAGCTGACGGTCAAATTCAGCGTTAAGGTCGGTTCTGGTTGTCTTGGCTTGCCCTTCTTGCCGGTCAAGCATGGCGCGGTCTTTTTGCACCTGCTTCACGACGTAATCGACACCCAGCGGCGACGTAATCACCTGCATCACGCGCAAGACGTGTTTACAAGCCACACCGCCTAAATTTGGGTTGCGAATGAATGGAAACCGTAGCTCCTTTTGGCCTAAATGGTAGTTACCCACGCCTGCCAGATAGTTGTAGTAGTACCGATGACGGCCACAGTCACAAGTAAACCTAATTTTTCCATTGGTGACGTTGTTGCGGATAGCCTGCCCTTTTTTCTCCTTTGCACCTGTCAGCATGTTGGCGTAACCCAAAAACTGCACTGTGACGTAGTGGCGCGTGTCTTTACTGTCTGGCCCCGCATTGGTGAGATAGCGGAAAGTATCGCCCTTACGCTGAAATGGCGCGGCTAGAAAAATCTGCTTGTTTGAGCGTTCGCGGTCAATATCCCGCGATAAGTCGATAACCTGCTGTGGCGTGATACCACCGGCAAACCGTTCTTGTGCCGTGGCCACATTGCGGCTGAATGTCCGTAGGTCATCATCGGTCAGTGTCTGTGATAACTTGCCCTTGTCGTTGCCGAATGTCAGCTCAAGCATGCCCTTGGTATCGGTACCTTGGGGGACTTGATGCTTCGTGATTTTTGCAGCGTTTGCCAGATCATCCCGAATCTGCTTGTCACGTTCCCGCAATAGCGTATTTTGTTCGCTGGCAAAGTTTTTTGAGCCGCGCAAGTTTTCCCGCGCCTGCTTACGAAAGGACTCACGGGCTTGGCGTTCCTGCTGCTCGCGTCTGATCCTATCCCGCTCAACATCCGGCGCAAAAACCATTATTCAATTCCGTATGTGCGGCGCAATTGCAGGATTTGTGGCAGTTGTGGCATGACAATAACTACCATTGGCAGTGGTTCCCAAATACCAGACGTGCCACATGCGACCATCACCACGTCGGTATGGGTGCGGCTACCGTATGCGCGTAGGCTGACCAGCGTAGGATCGTTCACTTCATCCTCGCCGATCTGCCAAGCAAGCATTTGGCTTGACGTGCCACGCGCTTTGATCAGCTCGATCAAGTCGCGTATGGCGTTGCGGTATGCGTTTAGATTGCTCATGACAGTGCACCTTAGTAGCTACACAAGACTGAAAAGCCTTCGATGGTTAAAATTTGCAGGTCTGGACTGCCACCATCTGAATCTGATACGCCAGTTGCTGAAATAGCTGCGTACAATGGATTTGGTAGCTGTCCATTTGTTTTGCGTAGGTTGTATAGGTCGAAATCTTTTGAGAGTCGATACATGACATGGCCAACATTGCCGTTATTGGCGAACAGCCCTGATACATGTGTCAGCGTGAGTGGGATCTCAACCAAAGTCTGAGCTGCATCATCTAGCAGTAATAGCTTCACACTTGGCGTACTAAAACCCGTATCACCTTGCTCAGCATAATTACCAAATTGAATGTAACCATCGAACTTCAGCAAAAAGCCTTGACGGTTTAAGCTATTGCCTAGCGTGATGCCTTGTACCTCATAATCAGTAACGGCAACCACTTCAATGGCATCATAATCAGTCAGACAATCACCTAGATCATGCGCCGTACCCTCAAGGGTATGCACAACCGAACCTGGTGCAACTCCAAAACTGGTGTCATATGGCCCACCGGTGTTATGGATAAAGCGGAATAGATGCCGCGGGTTAATGTCTGCAGCGAATGCGTATTGTGGATGAGGATTGGCAGCTTCCACATGCTGCTGATCGGCTAAGTCACGCGCATCAGCCTCGGCCATAATCAACGTCAATAAATTGGCATGCTCTAAAGCATTCTGCGTCACATGATTGTCAAACGCCAACTTCATGGCGTATTGCGGATGTGGGTTTGGATTGGTCACATGCTGATTGAGCAAAACAACTGCCAAAGGCGCATTTGGATCAGTCACCACCGTGACACTACCCGGCGGAATCTCAGACACCACCAATCCAAACGAACCAACAAATGCGATATTTGCAGTGACTAAAATCAGCGGATCAGTACCCGTTGTACTTGCGACCGCAAACAAAACGCCTGTAGACGTGAACAGGCCAACTTCAAACGCCTGTTGTGTGGTGACAGACTCAAGAATGGCTGAAAACCGCAATGTCTTGCTATTCGACTCTACGTCACCACCCGATAGCGGATAGCGTGCAATCTCAGTCTGTAGTGCGGTTCTGGTAGCCGCTGGTGTGTATTTGCCGCTACCAATGCCGATCTGTGTCAGCGATAGCGTCAGGCCATTGGCATCGGCGTCTAGGGCTGCGTTTAAGCCTGCGTTGGTGAGCGTGAAGATGATTGGGGTAGGCATTAGGTTGCGCCCTCATCGTAAAAGGCTATCGCCAACGCATCGACAAAATCCATTGATTTAATGCCAACCCAAACTAAATCTTGATTGTTTGGAACCTTGAATCGACATTGACTATCAAACCCAGCCTGCATTGCGCTTAATTGATCTTTGATCTTCTGCTTTTGTGACGGCTTTACTTTTAAAAGCCCGATTTTTTGACGTGCAACTGAGCGAGCAAGTTTTACATGGCACATTGCCCTTTTATTGAAATACTCAGTGCGATTTTGTTTTTTAAAACAAGTCGAACCAAACATGACTTCTTGAGCGTCTTTGATTCCAGCCTGCTTCATCAGTTCGTATGCCATACGACCACAACCAGTGGCATCAACAAAAAACACCGTATTGGAATGCTTGTCGGCAAATTCTTTCAGCTTGGCGAATCGCGCTTGCAAGTCTTGTGACTGAACCTCTTTTATCCAAACAACTTCAACAGACTCATCTGCATATAACTTTGACTTGGTAACAATTGTGGTAGTAGCAAAAAAACCAGTCTTGACTGTAAAGATATGTTTAACCACTTTTCCGGCGTTTATCGGACGTGCTGACTGCTCACCCAACAAACGATCAATATCTGCACTTTGAAGTAAATTATCGGCAACGGTAGACATAGCAACCACTCAAAAACCACGAATAGCCTATTTTGAGCACTGGCCAAACGCCGTTTTTGAATGGTTCCACTCCTACAGATTTTCAGCCGCCGCCTGCAACGCCCCCCAATCGTCATCATCTGAGCCTGATTCATTATCGGCAAACACCATTTCGCCCGCCTCGGTGTAGTTGACCCCCTCAAGAAATAGAAACGCGAAGGCATCGGCAAGGTCGGGGGACTTGATCCCTTTTTTGCGCATATCCTCCTTGCTCATCACCTTGTATCGGCTGTGCTCATCAAAGAAATATGCGATTTTGGTAGTCTGATCCTGCACCTTGACCATGTACTTGCGGGTTGTGATCTTGAATCGGCCTTGTGCGATAGCGCGTGATAGGCAGACGTTGGCCTGACTGCGCTTGTTGGCATATTCTCGCTTGTTGGCATTACTAAAGCATGCACCACCCCAAATGACCGGCTTGAAAAATATCCCGTTGGCCTTCAAGTGCTGGCCTAAGCCCTTACCTGCGCCGTTGTCATCGAGTACAAGTGAGGCGTTCGGATAGCGAATCATGCACTCGTTGATAATCCCCGCCAACTCATGCAAGTTATCTTTGTTTTTGACCAATGGCAGATCGACAATCTCAACCCGTCTGGCATTATCGCCCCACTGAGCTCGTCCCCACACTTTCGCCACGGCAATAACTGAATCATCGCGGCCAACACCACCGCCCACGTCAACAGAAATAATATAGCCGTAGTCATCGTGTGCGCCGTCAAACAACGACTTGCCGACATACATTTCAGCAGCTTGTGTGCGAGTGACCAAGAACTCATTTGATAAGTCAGGAAACAGCCCGCGTACACGGATCATGTAGCCCGCATCGTCACGATGGCCGTATTTTTGCAGCATCTCCTTGATGACTTTAACGCTCACCAGTGGCGACTGCTCACCATTGAAGGTCAATGCTGTCCATACGCCGCCCGCTCGATGGCTCAGTTTGTGGTGTGTATCGTGAAAGAATCCCGCCGCCCGCGCTGGCTGGCTGGTCATACAGCAGCGGTTATCTTCATGGGTAAGCGCACCCATCGCCACCTCGATGACTGCATCATCGACACCACAGGCTTCATCGACCCATAGCATGTAATTGTCACCGTGCTGACCGGCTAAGTTGGTCGGCTGGTGCTTTGGTGCTGTTTTAGCCAATACATGCCATGTTTTATCGTGGCCTTTGATATAGACCATCTCGGCCAAAACCACCACATACTCGGCAAGCCAAGCCAACGGCCCTGCTTTTAGTTTGGTGAGTGATAGGGTAATTTCTTTCCAAACCAGTTTGCGTAGCTGGTTGATCTGCGGCGCGGTGAACATCATCACCGAATCTTCAAAGAACAATAGGTGCCACAGCGCAACAATGCCTGACGCATTGGTTTTGCCCGTACCATGCCCAGACGCCACGGTCGTGCGGCTACCCGGTGTTTGAATTGATCTAAACAGTAAATCCTGCTGCCATGTTGGTTTCATGCCCAGTGCTTCAATTGCAAACCGCGTAATGTCATAGCGGTATCGCAGGCACATTTGCCTCCATTCGACGAGTGTCTTTAGATCAGCAAGTGCCATAGATCAGCCACCATTCAGGCTAAACGGCATCATTGAATCGTCGTCATCGTCGTCTAGGCTTACATCTCCATCATCTGTCATCTGCTCAGACAGCATGTTGCCGAACGACGCCCGACCACATGCCCAAATCGCCAACAGAATCGCCATGTGGCCGTTGGTCAACTCACTACTGTTAAATTCATGCACCGCGCCGGTCTTGTCGATTTTGCGCAGTTCTAAGACGCTTTCAGGGTCAAACTTGGCTACTGCCGATTCAATCTTGACGAAACCGCCCCGCTTACGCTCGAAATAGGCGCGTGTGGCTGCTGCAATGTCCTGCTGCTCATAAAAGGCCAGTTGCCAATTAGCGTGGTGACTTGGTGAATCTGTAACCAGCACCGTGTCGGGGCTGGACTTGATTGGTTCGCGGTAGGGTGCAATCTTCTGGACTAGGACTTTGCCGCTATCGGGTATACAGACGGCAAGCACCCGGACAGGCTCGCCGTCATAGCCACTGACGCGGGAATCAATTTTGATGATCTGGGGTTGCGTCATGGCTGCACCCCAACATAATCGGCTATACGCTTGCCAAGCCACGCCATACAAGGCACGGCCATTGAATTGCCAAGGGCTTTGTAACGCGGACTATCGGGGCAATCTTCGGCAGTCTTTTTGCGGTATGGAATGCGCGTATAGTGATCTGGAAACCCCTGTAATCGCTCACACTCGACTGGAATTAAGCGGCGAACGGCCATAGGAACATAAACCGCCTGGGGTTCTTTGTAGTCATTCGCACCAAGCGTAGATGCTAGATTATCCTCGCACGTCATGGCTTGTTGTTTTGATGCGATGGTTATTGCCACCCCATGCCTATCCGTTGCAGTTAGCGTATAGCAAACACCACTTGCATCGAATCCATTGCCTGCCTGTATCACATAAGTGGTTGATTCGTGTTTGTCTGCTTTTGATGCGCCCGCCCTCAAGCAATGGGCAACGTAGGGCGATTCAGAAATTCCATACGCAACAGGCCGCTCACAAATATAATTAGGAACATAAACCGCATTGCCGCGTCCTTCGCCTGACTGCAAAGCTGGTGCAACGCCATCGGGATGATAGACCCGCCAACACTGTGGCTGATCTGGATTCAGGCAATCGCTAGACTCGCAAATGTAGTTTTGCTGCTTTGCTCCAGCATCGGCCACCAGCGCACCAACTACCTGACCATCACCACCAAGCAAGCGGACTTCATCGCGTGAATTTTGCTGAAAACAGACCGCTACACCATGCCGATCAGCACCCGTAAGACACGGGGCAACATCGTGCATCGGCTCTACCGCATTGCCGCCATTTTCAGGCTTACGGCCTATCCAGTTGCCAGGTATGCCGTAGGTCGCTTGAACAATGCCGATACCACCTTGGTTTTTGCTGGTGCATGGATGACTGGTATCAAGCGTTTTAGATAAATCGACCTCACGACAACCGCTGTGTGGATTGGCCGACTTCATGCTGTTGCTGGCAAGTGCATCGAATGAATAGGCAACAGAAACCGTGTTGCTGACAATCAAACAAGGCGACACATTTTCAGTCGAAACGGTATGTGCTGATAATTTAGTCGGGAACGCCACTACCGCCAATGTTTCACAGCCGCCGCCCGCGACACCTGCACTGCTTTTTAATGTTGCACAGCCAGTCACTACTTTTCTGAACTGTGCAAAACTTGATTCTGCAAAGTAACCTCCAGCATCATTGGCAACTTCTTGCCCCGTTTTTCGGCTCGGCGCAATATCCCTGCGCACGCCGTCGAACTCAAAAAGTATTTCGGATGGATTGAATCCATTTCTAGCACTTGCGACAACAAACACACGGCGGCGTCGTTGGGCCACTCCGAAATATTGGGCATCAAGGACTCGCCACGCGACTGCTCTTTGTGGTCCAAACACACAACCAGCGTTTGTCCACTTTCCCCCTGCTGGCTGCAATGCACTGCTTTCACCTGCAAGCCCTGCCAAAAAGCAGCCGAATGCGTTGTCTTTGGTGTTAAGCACGCCGGGGACATTTTCCCAGACGATAATTGCTGGCTGTTTTCCAGCAGCAGATCGGGCTGAATCAATTGCATTGGCTAATCTCACAAATTCAAGGGACAACTGACCACGGGAATCATCAAGCGATTGACGCAATCCCGCGATAGAAAAGGCTTGGCAAGGTGTACCGCCAACCAGCACGTCCGGCGCGGCCACGTCACCAGACAAAACTTTGTCGGCAATCGTGGTCATATCGCCTAGGTTCGGCACGTCGGGGTAATGGTGGGCAAGTACCGCACTCGGAAAAGGCTCAATCTCGGCCAACCATGCCGCCCGCCACCCCATGCCGTGCCATGCAACGCTTGCGGCTTCGATACCGCTGCAAACACTACCGAAGGTCATCATGGCGCAATCACTCCATCAAACAGCCCACATTGACCGCTATCCGATTGATTGCTGCTACTCACTCTGGCCTGTGCAATTTTGAAAAAATCCGCATCCAACTCCATACCCACAAACCCAAAACCTTCTAAAACAGCGGCTTTACCCGTGCTGCCAGAACCCATAAACGGGTCAAGTACAATCCCTTTTGGCGGCGTAACCAGGCGGCACAAGTAGCGCATGAGGGCGGTAGGCTTGACGGTCGGGTGATTATTTTTCCGGAGTTTCGCGGTGTTCATGCCGCCGTCACCGTCCGCCATATTGCCGCGCGCTAGCTCGGCTTTCGCTTGGTTACTCATTGCTAGGACCGAGTCCGGCAACGCGTCGAGCCCCTCCTCCCGATCACGCTTGCTTGCCTTCGCGCAGTAGAAGAACCGAGCGGCACTGCCAGCACCCCTATACTCGGTTTTGTCAGAAATAGACTGCTGGGAACCACCAAACATCACCCCTCCTTTAGCTCCTTTATTGGCATTTCCAATCCAAGGGCTCACACTGGAGGGAAAGTTTTTTAGGATTTCATCGCTGCCGTCATGTATTAAGTTTGCAGGCCAGCGGCCGGGCGGCGTGTTCGGTGCTTTCTCGCCCATCTGGTATGTACTGGGACGGTATCCAGCCTCAGCCAAGGCTGCGTTGCGCCGATCAACGCCGCTTGGTGTGACGTTATGAAATTCGCCAACCCTGCACCCATCAATATTTAATGCTCCAGTGCCATGCTCCAGCACATTTGCCGCCACTGTGCCCACCAGCGGCTTGCGCGCCATGGTGATCGGCTCCAGCGCGGGCTTGAGCGCGGTACCCCAGCCTTGCCACTGGCGGGCGGCGTCGGTGGCGGGGGTATTAGAGTCCATGAGAGGCTCTCGGTCTCCAATTTTCGACCAACCATCATCATTAAGGTTAGTGTTCTTGTGCAGATTACCCGTAGCAGGCACTTTAGTGCGCGCCGCCCCCGCCGCCTTGTCGATCGCCTTCGACACGTCCAGCGACTTCGGGAACCCCGACCCGTACACCCACGCAATCATGTCTCGAATTTCAAAACCAGCATCTTCGATATTGACGGCCATTCGGTGCTGTGTGCGCGTACCAGCAAATGCCAATAAATGTCCACCGGGCTTGAGCACCCGTAAGCATTCAGCCCAAATTTCGACACTTGGCACACTACAATCCCATTTTTTACCCATGAAATTTAGGCCGTATGGCGGATCTGTGACAATGCTATCGACCGAGTTATCAGGCATAGAGCGCATTAAATCCAAACAATTACCGTTTAGTAGATTGATCATGGCGCAATCACCTCTGTGGTGACGTCGCCCGTGTCTGGATCAGCAACTACCCGCGTGTTTTCGTCATCAAAATCAGCTCGCACCACCACCAAGCCCAGACTTGGGTCTTGACCACCGTTATTGCCGCCCATCTCACCAGTGAGCGGGTTATAACCAGCATCAGTGACGCTATCCCAATCACCACCAAGGCCAATCACATGCGGAACAAGGCCAATCATCGTCACGTCTACCGTGAAAATTGACATGTTCTTTGATTCGTTCGGGGCATCGCTTGGAAACAGGTTATTTTCCAAAACCATGATGTCCCATTGATCGACAAAGCCACCACCCAAGTCGTACGACACCTGAAACCGCCGCTTTGCGTCATCGGTCATGTATGCACAAAACTGATTGGCGATAGACTGGGCATCGTGTGGATTGGTACTGAAATACGCGATTTGAGCCCGCCATGCCGCTGGAATCGTCCGCAACTGGACTTCACGCTCTAACGGATCGTTGGGAATCATCGAATTGAGCAGATAAGGCACACCCATGATCTGACCAACATCAGGCGGCACTTCGATAGACGCAATAGCGGTCAACATCACTGGAATAAACGCGGTCGAACCGCCTTCAACATCGGCATTTTCGTTGATACGCCACTCAGTCAGCATCGCCTCGGCATCATCGACCAACTGAGCGCGACAACCGCCCACAGCTTGCGAGAAGGGGCGTGTTTTCCAGTTGTGAGCATGTTGTGTTTCTGGTTTGCACCATGCGCGAAAATCGGCAATCCGATTAACCCACGCATCGAGGACACATTCACGCGATGACTTAGGAATGGCCATGTGTTAGATCCCCGTCAACATGCCAAAGACCCAAGGTGCAACACCTTTGCTCTGTTTTTTGACCTCATCGAAAATCTGCTGTTCTTGCTCCTGCTGCGCCGCCGTGAAAGCCCGTGCTTCCTCCATGTACTGCTCAAATGGCATGACTTCGCCTGACATGCCATCGTATAGATCAGCTTGGCGTTGCCGCTGTAACTCAGCACGACGCGCCTGACGGTCACGCAAGTGCTGATTTTCCAGCATCAAGACTTCGACCTGACTAAACGCCTGCTCTGTATGTGTGGTCAGTTGCATCTGTGCGTGCATGCTGTCGAACGTCTGCAAGATTTGCCGCTCTAGCGTGTGTGCCAGTAACGCGGCCACAGGTTCGAGCTGCTGCGGATTGGTTGCGCTATCGAATAGCGGAATGCCTACATCTGGCGATTCAGGCACATACAGACCATCAAACAACTGACCATCACCCACATTGGTTGCGTAGTTGGGCTGCCAGACAAAATCGAAGCCCGCAAACAGGGTCGGGACCAGCTTTGAACCCATCGGCTTATAAGTGACAGCCGTGCTGAATCCACCGCCATTGGCGAGATACTGGCGACGGGCAAACTCGCCTGATTCGTTGTCTAAAAATTCGTGTTGGTGTTCGACCGTGCCGTCTGGGTAGGCTTTGATTGATTTGGTTTTGAATGCAGGTTCTAGGCGCACCACCTTGCCGTCGATGATTGCGGTTTCAGGCGGAAACATGCCGAACCGTTGGCGGATTTGATGACCATAAAAACCGATCAGTGAACCGGTATTGACCAGTTCTTGTGTTTTTGCACTGTTGATCTGTTCGACCATCGCTTGCATATCAACATTCGACCGATCCTGTCCGGTGACAGTGCGACCGCGCTTTTTTAGGTCATATTTCAGTGTGTTGGTTTTGCGCGACTTGCTCATGCAAAAATCCCCAGATTAGTACGTCTGGGGATAGTTTGGCTGGTGTGGCAGGGGTGTTTGGGGCTGGTTCCGGTTACAAGACAATCCAGTCCTTAGCAAACATATCTAACTGGCTTGGTGTCCAACCCATCACCCCATGTACACATAACTCATCCTTCCCATGTATTTCTCATCCCCAGTCCACCCGTGACAGCGTGGGCTATTGCCCGATCACCCACGTTTTGAGCGATAGTATCGGCAGACTGTGCGATTGTCACCACTTGCGGGGCTGGACTACTGATCCGCTCCTTGATTTGCGGCATAGGCTGCATGGCTGGCAGGTTGGGGGCCTGCCTTGCACTTGACGCACTGATTGGCAATGACATGACCCTTGCCGCTGGCATGATCATACTTTGCGTGTTGCTGGCAGGTATAGGCGCGGGTACTGGCACGGTGTCGGCAGGAGCTGGCACGGGTGCAGCAGGCGCAGGTAAGCCATCAGCCAACTTGGCAATGCCCTCTGATGTTTCGGGAATCTGGGTTGGTGCGGCTGGTTGCGGTGCATTTTCTGGAAAAAAGTTGATCTTTCGGTGTTGCAAGAATGTTGGATTATTGACCGCCTCACCTCTTTCAATAACCCCATTTCTGTTGACGTCCAATTTGCTGTTTTTGGCATACGCATCCGTACCTTCTTTATAACCACTGGCTGGCGTACCAAGCACTGCGCTATACATATCGGCAACACTGGTTTTATTGCCGCCAATGCCTGAATCCTTGAGATACTTTTCAACGTACTGCATCTGCTGCTCAAATGGCAGTGCGCCGAATTGATCGCGGGTCATGCCGTAGTATTTGCCTGGTGTACCGCCTGAACCGGCTATAAATTGCAGCAAACCAGTGGCAGATGTTGCTTTCTGACCCTTGGCGGGCTTGTTTCGGATCGACGGATCAAAAGTACCGCCCGTTTCAAACGAAATAATAGCCGCCAGATCATTTGGGTTTACACCAAGCCGTTCAGCAGTGGCCTTAATCGAAGCTGCTTTATCAGGTGTAAAGCCACGTTGCGGCCTTCCTGTGCGCTGTCCAGCACCCGCCGCCGCTTGACCACCCACACCACCCTGCTGATTAACAGCATCTGTTTTTAAGCCAATGCGATTCACTGAGTCAGGCGCGGTACCATCATCAAAATAATCATTATCGCCACCAAGCCACGCATTCACAGAATTGGCTGCACCACGAACACCATTCATCACACGCTTGGCAAAACGATTACCCGCACCGATAATACCCTTGTTGGTTGAGCCATCAGGGTTAATATCGCCCTGTTCCTCTGGCCTTTTTTCATCAAAAAACTCATTAGCTTTATCAACAGCTTCTTTTGCCAGATAAGCAGTCACGGCGGCAACCACGGCAGGGATAACCAGCGGCAACATCCGCAGCATTCCCAGCCCACCCATGCCGCTTAGACTACGGGTTTGGGTCGTTATAGCATCAACCAACCGCCCCCAAAACCTGCGTTCGTCACGGTTGTGGCGTTCTTGATCAGCGGGTAACGGCTCACTACGCTTATTACGCTTCATCAGCATAGAGATAGGCTTAAACGCGAATCCAGCCGCCTTTTTCATTGGTGACAGTAACCCGCCCAATTCATTGATAGCGTCAACAGTGGGGTCTACGCCCTGTGTATCAGCCATGCCCGTAGATACGCCACCGGATACCGCATTCTTAAACTTATCGAACCATGACTTAGAATCACCGTTACCCTCAAACCGGCCATCTGCACCACGGCGACGGCCATTGTTCACGCGACCATCGGTATTTTCAGCCGTTGCATCATCGCCACTCGCACCATCAGCATCACCCGCTCGATTGCGTGGCACAAAACGCCCCCTAGCATCGCGCACATAGTCCGTTCTGGTGCTAGGCGGTGCATTCGTACCCGCTGCATCGTCAGACGTGCTATCGGTTGAATCTGGCGCGTTTGGTGTAGGCGTATTTGTGTCAGTGATTGGTGGTACATCATTGCGCGGTAGATCGGCATCGCTGCGCACATCAACCGTAGGCCGTGTCGATACAGGCGGTAGAGTATCAACCTGACCCACAGCCGCCGCACCTGACCCGCCCACATCAACTGTTGGCCGCGTGGCAATCGGTAGGCGTTGGGTGTTGGTCGAAGATTCACGGATAGCGGCCACAATATCAATTGTGGCCTGTCGCTGTGATAAAGCAATCGCTGCCGCCAAGCCTTGCACTTGGTTGTCCGGCGGATTTAATACGCGGTCTTGCAGCATACCCTTGAGCAAGCGCACTATTTCCTGCGTGTCCTGCGCGATATTGGCCGTAATGCGTTCAATGCGGCGTTGGCCAACCAAAAAGCCTAGGCTGTCAGCCTGTAGGCCATGCTGTCTATTCGTCGTCCCGTCCATCAGAGTTTAACCCATCATCGTCATGGTCATTACCGCCCATGTTACCGACAATTTGTTCCTCGTCTGGCGTGAGTACCCCTGCTTCGATTGCCGCAATATCACGCTGCAAAACCTTGGCTTTCTGATCCAGCATATCGCGCTTGACCTGATCCATTTTAGCGTCCAGCTCCTGCATGATTTTATTCTGCATCTGCTGTGCTTCAACGCGGTCTTTAAAGTCATCGGGATTCAAGCCATGCAAACCGATCAAGCCCTTGAGTACGCGCTCCTGCGTCTTGGACAAGGTTTCCCCCATTTCAGCCGCACCCGCAATCATAGACATCTGCGCTTTGAGAAATTCCAAGTCTGGAAGCGTTTCTGCTGACAACACTTTGTTCAGAAAGTCCTGCAACTGCGTAATGCACATAACATTCACGTTGAACATGCCGACCTGACTTTCCCGCAGTTTTTCGACCAGTTGCTCAGTGCCGCTGATCGCCTTAGCTGCTGCTTTTTCGATCCGCTCCATGCCTTCGCTGGCAACCAATTCACCGCGCACTTTTTTAACGTCTTTAACCTCAAAAGAATCCTCTTTTTCAGGGTTTAAAGTTTCACCATATATAACTGTTTTTATTTGATTTTCTATTTCTTTTTCAGGGTTAAAATTGTTCATGTTTTTAACACTATTTTTAACCCCTTTTTTAACCCCTTTTTTAACCGATTTTAACCATGTTTCAGACTTGCATCTTGTTGACGCTGCGGCAATGCTTGGCACCTCACAATTTAGAGCACTAGCCACCTGCTCCAGTATCACGCGCCAACTGACTGTAGGCGGCGACGCTTCCCATAGCAGTCGAATCGCCTTCCACACATCGTCCGAATAACCTACCTTCTTTGAGGTCATCATCAAACCTCGCTGTCATCGTCAATATCGACTACCGCGCCGCCTTGGGGCTGCACACATACACCAGTCGGATTGATAAACAGACTGAGCTGTCCGGCTTCAACCAGACGATACACCCGTGGTGCCGCTTTGAGCCGTGACCGTTCCAAAACCTTGGGCAATACGGTGCATGGTCGGCGTTTGATTCGTTCCTGTGCGAGATCCGCAAGGGTTTGGTGCTTCTCGATAGTGTCGGGACGTTCGATGCAGTCTTGTAGGGCCATCTCGTAGTTACGCATACTGATTGCAATGCCTTTGTCCAGCCCCTGCAATTCCTTGGCAAATTCAAAAATAGCACGCCCTAATTCTGGCGGTACTTTGGCCTTGTGCTGGTTGTATAGATTCCAAACCACCTTGCCAGTGGCCAACACGCCCATCGAAGCAGGCTTAGGCATCTTGGCGATATAGTCTGCCCCATTGCGTGCCAATTGCTCTACAACGCCTCTGAGCAAGTCACCGGCAATCTCTGACATGCCGTTATACATCATGCCCATACGCCCTGCTGTGGCGTCGATTTCAGGCTCTACACTCAATCCAATCACATAGTCCGCACTGACACCGTACAACATGCAAAGCTGTAGCAATAACTCGGCATCAGGCAACGTACCACCGGATTCAATCTCACTGATCCGGTTGCGTTGCTTCGGATCATCTTTGAGCCATATCCGACTCATAACGTCGGACTGTGATAGTCCTGATAGTGTCCGTGCCTTTGCAAGATTTTGTCCGATCATGTTGCGCCGCGCTTTATCTTGCACCCTAGCCATTTTCTCACTTCCCCTTGGCTGCTCATCAGTGTTTGGCTACCACACCAAACAGACACCGCCATTATGACGGTGTTTCACATTAAACGGCGTTTTTCAAACCTGAGCCGGACTTGAACACAACCTTGCGACCGGCTGGAATTTCAATCGGTTCACCCGTTTTCGGATTGCGGCCTGTGCGGGCGGCAGTTTCTTTGACCGACCATTCACCAAAGCCCACGATTTTGACACTACCACCGGCGGCCAATTGCTCCGTGATCGTCTTGGTTAAGTCATTGAGCACGTCCTCGACAGCGACTTGTGTCAAGCCTGTACGACCTGCAATGTGTTTGATTAACTCTGCTTTTACCATGATGAAACGCTCCTAGACCTGCTCTACAGGCTTGTTGAAAAAACTAGGTTGCAGCATTGCTACGATATGGTCGATAGCGGTATCACGCACCTTCTCGACCGTTCCGCGTGGTAATACCACCATCGGGATTTTGTGACTGCGCAAAAACGCTGGCAGTACGCTTTGATAAATGCGCTCTAGGTCTGACAGTTGCTCAGGTGTTTCATGTTCACCAAGTTCACCGCGTCCATCCTGAATCCGCACCAGTGCTTCATCGACGGGAACGGATAGGCGAAATACCAGCGTAGGCGAGTACACGCAATTTTTAATCACGGTCTGACTGATCATGTTGGTGACGGCTTGGTTTTTGGACAGATAGCCTTGGTAAATCAGGGTGCTGATCCATGACCTGTCCATCAAGACATAGTCGTACTGCTCAAGTGCAAGCCGTGGCATTTCCATCTTATGCCAGTCACCCATACGCCGCAGATACCACGCCGCCCGCCCCACAGCATCACGCTCAATACCGTCATACAACCAACAAACGGTCTTGACTTTGAAGCCTAGGTTTTGCAGCTCAGTAGCAACAGCTTGGACTGTGGTTGTCTTGCCGCTGCCGTCCATGCCCTCGAATACAAAGATCTTCATTGAAAAATTGCTCCTTTATGTGCCCTTTTAAACCTTGCCGCTAACTTGAGGTCAAAATCTAAAACACGCCACTTTTCTTCAGTTGCGTCTAAATCAGGCATAATTCCCTCACTAAAAAGCAACTCAAAAATTGAGCCTAGATAAAACTGCACAACTGTTTGTATTTTCTCAAAAACGACATCGCTAACTAAACAATATCCATAAGAGCCGCTGTCTACTGCCTCACGATATATCACCTCAGAAATAAGAGCATCAAGATAACTTGTGAAGGCAATTTGACGATAAAAACACGCAATCTCTGAAACAGCCCACCAACTTAGGTTAGAATCGTTCCACTCAATAAAGTGATTACGTCTGGTTTTCAATAAATCCTGAACAAAAAAACCAACCGAAAAACCCCAAGGCGTTTCAACACTAGCCACCTGAATATAAAGAGCCTTGCCATCTTTTTTGATCATTTACCCGTACTCCCGAACCCGCCCACACCCCGCGCCGTATCATCCAAGTCCTCCACCTCAATAGCAGTGGTAAGCACTTGAACAAAGACCAACTGAGCGATGCGCTCGCCTTCTTTGACTTCCCATGTGTCTGAGCCGTGATTGATCAGTGACACATGCAGCTCACCGCGATAATCGCTATCAATCATCCCCGCCAGTACGTTAATGCCATGCTTAACGGCCAATCCCGACCGTGGCCATACCTGACCACACCAACCGTCTGGAATGGCACATGCAATACCTGTGGGCAACAACATGCGTTGACCCGCTGGAACGTCGATACGCTTGGTCGAATGCAGATCAAAACCCGCCGCGCCGTCGGTAGCACGGACGGGAATTTTTGCGTCTGGGCGTAGTTTTTTGAATCGAACCTGCAACATCACACAACCCCCTGCTTACGTTTAATTTCAAGCACTGACTGACAGCCAATGCACAACCTGCAACCCTTGACCGCCGTCTGACGCGCCAGCGGTATATCCTCCCCGCATTCGTCACACTCAGACAGCGATTCACCAACCACCTCTACGGGCTTAAACCGCGCCATCACCTCAGCTAACCGCTCCTGTTCGGCTTGCGCCATATCTGCTTCATCAGCCATCAATCCACTCCATTTTTACGGTTACTGTTTTTGGCATTGCCATATAGCGTTTGGTGGCTTTAATCGCGGCATCTGCGCCATGACACACCAAGACCAAGTAGCCTTGCGACCTCAAAAGCGCATGCACCTCTCTTTGATTCTGTCGAGCCGATGGTCCACGCTTCTTTTTCATTTCGATGTAAAGCCCGAAGTACCCGCCATGCGCGACGAATATCTCCAAGTCAGGAAACCCTGCTTGGGTACCCATTTGCTTGAGCTTTGCGCCCTCTGGACAAACGCGCACCCCTTTTGATGTGACAAATGTCGGGCGGTGGCCACCATTGGGCGAGTGATGGATAAATTCTGATAGGGTCGTTTTCTCGTATGGATATAGACCTGCCCAGTCCATGTACGCGATCTGCTCAGCATCTTCCATCGGGCGTGTCGCCTTGCGGACATCCCGCACAACAGCCGAATCTGAGCCGAAAGGCTTGATGGCTGGTGTTGTACCGCCGAATGCTTGTGACCATGCTCTACGGCTCATACGGCATCCACCCAATCGGTTAATTCGGTTAAAGACTCTCGACCGCGTACTGAGCCATCCACGAGCACACGCTCCACGAACACTTTGCTCTCACCACACGCATCATCCACCACCGCAACCACACGGCACGGCAGCCCCATCACAACCACCCGATCATCACGCAGCGGCGCATCAAGCCACCGCGTCCAGTAGTAAGCCGTGCCAACGTGGTGCAGCATCCAGATTTGTCCGTCAGGGATGGTCATACCGCAACCCTCCGAGCTTCAAACCGCGCTTCTTCTTTGTTTCGGCTCAACTCAAGCTGGACATCACAAACGACGCACTCAACGCCATCAATGAGCACGCGCTCACCACTCTCCACGATCACCGACGCTTGATAGTGTGGGTGGCAGTTCGTCAATGGGCGTATCAAATCAGCATGGTCGATTGGTTCAGTTTTGGGCGGCTGTGGGGCGCGATTGTTTGGACACCACACAACAGCAACGCCGGTGCGCGCAAAATGGTCTTTGTCACAACTAGGCAATGCGTAGGACTTCATGCCGCACCTCCACATCCCGACGCTCGGCCACTTGCGCCGCTTTTTCCGCATCTCTGGCACACTCCAAAACAGAGCGATGCACTGTCATGCCATGCGCTCGGCACGCTGCGATGTACTCGTCTGCGTTATCAAACGGATCAGGCGCGTAAAATGGCGGTGCTGCAATCGGCTCAAAATCGACCTTTTGCGCGGTTTTTGCTTGGGTTTCGGTGCCCAACATGGCTTTGATCTGATCTAAACTGCTCATCAAAACACCTCCCGATTTTTAGCGGCTTGGGCTTGGCGATAACTGCCCCAGTCGCAATTGATCAAAATCAGATTTTCGGCAAGGCGATCAAAAGCGCGATCACCCAGATGTTTTTTGAGCTGCTCTTGGGTCAAGTTGGTGGTGATGATGGTGGGGGCACGCTTGTAGCGCATGTCGATCAATTGGCTAAGGATCTCTTGTGCGTTTTCGCCACTGTCACGCTGTCCAACTTCGTCGATCAGCAGCAAATCTTCACAGGCCAGTTCGTGAAACACGCCCGACTCGGACACGTCTTTTTTGCTCCATGTATCACGGATGGACGTGACCACCTGAGCACTGGTGATGTAGCGAGCCAAACGATAGGCCGCCGCTTGTTCGCGCAGGACCGCCGTGGCAAGGTGGGTTTTGCCAGCACCGGTTGCACCCATCAAAATGATGTTTTTGGCGGTGTGTGGGTCGCGCAGATCGTTGGCAACGTAGTCAGCCAAGCGTGTGACAATCGCGATTTGCTTTTGGTTGATTGGGCTAAACGTGGCGATGGATTGGGTAGCAAACGCATCAGGCAGACCAATGCGGTTGTCCAAAGCGATAGCACGCTCCACCGAATCTTGCGCCTGACGCGCCTTGTCTGCTGCTTCGATGATTGCTTGATTACATGCCACACAGCCACGCCACACGCCACCGGCGAAAAACTCGGTTTGAGTGCCATGCGTAGGGCATTCCATTTCACGGCTTTTCAGTGCAAAGCCGCCAGCACTTGCAAAATCGTTCATGATCTCACCCGTAGTTTTGCCATGGCTTGCTTGTATTCCTCGGTGAGTTCAACAGGCGCATCGAGGTCTGGAGGTGGTGGATTGCCCCATGCCTCATTGACGTTGCCGTATACGGGTTGTTCCGCTTTGGCTTTGGATTTGGCTGGACGGGCAGCCTTGGCTTGATCACCCTTGATCCACTGCACCAACTTGCCAATGCGCTGGTTGTCGGTGAGGTGGTGGGTTTCGTAGTGGGGTACGAATGTGACCAATGTTTGATTGAGCTGCTCTTGAGTGACTGGTTGGGCACCGCTTGCCTTGAGCATGTCGTTGAGCGTTTTCAGGTCAGGCGCAAACACACCCGCGTTAGTGTGTGTTTTATTAATAGATGACGATGAAGATGAAGGGCATTGCTCAAGCATGGTTTTAGCATCGGTTTTTGTATGCTCAAGCATTGCTTGTGCATTGCTTGTGCATTGCTCAGATGATGCACTTGCATTGCTTGATTGATCAGCAGCAACGGCCTTTTTGCTCCAGCGCGCTTCAGCAGCTTTTACCGCACGCTCAGACTTTTCCTTTTTGTTCTCGGTAGCTGCATCACGCAAGCCATCGAGATAAGTGCTGATCCACTGCCCTTCAACCACATCAAACACGCCACACGACAACAGCGCAGCGCGATATTTTTTAACCTTGCTTGCAGCCAAACGAGTGATGCTTGCGATCACCTGTACATCGTCTGGAATTGCGCCAGAACGCCAGTAATCCAGCATCAGCAAATTGAGTGCGCCGATCTGCTCGGTGTTAAGCCGTGTGGTGTTGGCGAGCATGTCGCCAACGTACACAGGCATCCAAATACCTACGTCCTTGGACATCACTCACCCCCTTCCATGTCTAAGTCCATCTCATACCGATCAAGATCGGCGTCTTGTACGGCGATACGACGCACCGCAGCATGGCAGCAGGTGTCGTCGGTGCGGTTTGGGCAGCACTGCTGCTTGGTGACTGGGCAAAGGTGACAGGCGCGGTCGGTGCAGATTGCGCAGATTTGTGAGTTGGTCATGCTGCACCTCCGGTCATCAGCACAGCGAGGTTTTTAGGGATGCCTGCGCAAAACAGGTCACGGTCGTCTGTACCGTCATCAAATGGCGCGTACTCAACAGGGTTTTTGCTGTGGCGTTTTTTAATGCTTTTGGCGATAAGTTGATCTACGGTTTGACGCACGACATCAATCACAAAAGTGCTCGTGTTCAGACCTTTTAGAATTTGACGGATGCGGTTTTCGTTGTAGCCAGCGCGACGAGCTACTGATTCGATGGAGATGTCAAAATCAGCCATGTCTTGCTTGATTTGCTGGATGGCTTGAGTGGTCATACCGCACCCCCAACAGTACAGCCCAAACCAAACGATGCAACGACGGCGAGTAGCAGGATGACGAATCCCCAAAAGCCATCTTCATCACCGCCGTTGTCTGGGTGCATCAGCTCATCGTTGGGGTCTTGAATGACCTGAGCGTTTTGAGCAACGACCCATTCAGCAGTGGGCTGGTCGCACACGGCACACAAGGCCAGTGGCACAGATTCGCCGTTGCGTTCGGCTTGGGCTTCGACCTTGACCGCCGCCATGCGTGGCAGCGTGGGGGTTGTTTTTTGGGTGGTGGGCATCGTATGATTCCTCTCGTGTGATTCACTTGCTCGTGTGATTCACTGGTTGATTTAGTTCCGACTGGTAATCGGAACGCTTAAAGCCCAGATCAGGCGACTGACTGGGCTTTTTGTTTGACTACGGGTTTGATGCGTTGCGACTTGCACACTTTCAAAATCGCATTGCCGAACTCATGGGACACCGCTTTGCGTCGCCCAGTGATCAGATATGAGATTCTTGGTTGCGTGGTGTTCAGCCTCACGGCCATCTCCTCCTGAGTCAGCACTTTGTTTAGTTCTGACAAAGTTGCTTGCCAGTCATAATTGAGGTGCATAGTCACTCTCCTATAACACAAGTTATAAATTATCACTTCTAAAGGTAGACAATCAATAGCCCATGTTGTAATAATTTTAGGCATGATGTAACAGGTGTTATAAATGAATGGGCATCTACATGAACTCCTTAACAGTTGGCGATCACATCCGTCGTAGACGCCGTGAACTGAAGTTGAGTCAACAGGATTTGGCTAAAAAAGCCAGCGTGAGCGCGGGTTTTTTATTGTCTTGAATTTGGCACACAAAAACGCACAAGTTGTAAATTTTATAACTTTTCCTATTGCCTGTTTTTATAACACAAGTTATATTGATCACATCAACCACGGCCTTACCAGCCAAACAACGGCCTAGCAGCCAAAGGAGCAACAATAGATGGCATACGACATCACACAACCAGCGCGGAGCGCCTACGCGGCAAAAACCGCGCACTGGAAGATCCACACATTCCGTAAGGCACGTGGCGGCTACGTCCTGACCTTCGGCGCGACACCAGACAACTGTGCTGAATACGCCACCAAGAACGGCGTTTGGTACATGCGCGACGCAGACGGTCAATTCCGCGAGTGTGGCAAGCCAAAAACCCCAAATTTTTGGACTCAGTACAACGCCAAACTCGCTGAGTTGGTCGGCGCAAAACCAGCATCGTCGATCTACAACGGTCGCCCTGTTTATTCGATGGCGCATCGCAACCGCTTGCAGCGCGATGCCATCCACATGACCGACCGCTAAGGGGATGACCATGCGTATCAATCCCCCATCAAAAGTCGGTCAGCGCGTCCGCTTCGGGCAGTACATCGGTACTGTCAAATCAATCACCGGCCACATGGCAACCATCGAGGTTGATCGCGTGGGTGCAATTCAGGAAGTTGAGCTTGTTGATCTGGAGGTGTTGGCATGAACCTCCGTCAATTCGTGCTCGCATCTGAGCAATCGGCCAAAGCCACCGCGCACCGCCGCGCAGTACGCATCGCCAAGATCAAATCAGCCCTCACTACATTTGCGGGCTGGTTGCTGCTGATGGTCTGCGCGTTTGTGCTCACTGCGGCGTTTGCACCAATCAAGGCGGCCTTGGCAGGTCAATCCAGTGAGCAACACATTGAGATTGTGCGTAAGCCACAACCCGATGTTGTGCCAACCGTTTACAAGTAAAAGGATTTCGTCATGAGCATGTTTAAAAAAGCTGAACGCAAACAATCCAAACTCCGCCTTGCCCTCACCGGCGCATCAGGCAGTGGCAAAACCACAGCAGCCCTCAACATTGCCACCGGCATGGGCGGCAAAATCGCTGTGCTTGACACAGAAAACGGCAGCGCCAGCCTGTACGCCGACCAGTTTGATTTTGATGTGGTCAATCTCACCGCACCGTATACGCCAGAGCGTTTCATTGAGGTGATTGGCGCGGCTGAAAAGGCAGGTTACGACATCCTGATTATCGACAGCGCAAGCCATGAATGGTCGGGCAAAGGTGGCTGTTTGGAGATCAACGAAATGTTGGCCGCGTCCAAGTTTCGCGGAAATACATGGTCGGCATGGTCTGAAACTACCCCACGTCACCGCGCATTTATTGACGCGATGCTGCGCTCCCCAATGCACATCATCGTCACCATGCGCAGCAAAACCGAAACCGTGCAAGGCGAAGGCAAGAAGGTCATGAAGATTGGCATGAAGTCGGAGCAGCGCGACGGTGTGGAGTATGAGTTCACCACCGTGCTTGATTTGCAGCATGAAAGCCACCTTGCAACAGCCACCAAAGACCGTACGCGCTTGTTTATGGGTGCAGATCCTCATGTGATCACCAAGGACACCGGCGCGTCCTTGATGGATTGGCTCAACTCCGGCAAAGCGGACAAAACCATCACCCCAGCGCAGCGCGATTCACTCCAAGACCTGATGGCCGAGGCTGGTGTCGATGTTGCCAGTTTTTGCATTAAACGCGGTTTGCAAAGTCTGCTGGAAGTCAAGGAGTCGGTTTTTGATGAAATCGTGCTTGCACTGAACGAACGCATCAAAAAGAAAAAGGAAGCTGCTGCGGCTGTGACCGAGCCAGAAGTGCATTGAGCAATCCCGCGCCCTGCGGGGCGCATCTATCAAATTTGAGGATGTGAAAAATGGCCTTAACAGTGAAAAAAGTTGTAGTGACCGAAGTGGCTGTGACTACAGTCAAGATTGACGTGAATGCGGCGATTGTGCTCGATGCTGCTGGCGAAAAAATCCAATGCGCCAATGCAGTCAATTGGCTACCTGCTCAGCTCGACATCGACATTGAAACAGGCGTTATCCGCAATTGGTCTGTGCCAACTGGTGAGCAACTGCAACATACCGAGAATGCAGATGATCTTTTGCTTGATGCGCTTGAACCATCAGTCGCAGCTCAAGCCGCGCAGGAGTGGCGAGGGATGGAGTCGGCACCAAAAGACGGCACATTCGTTTTGGTAATCGACAGCGAGTATGGCGATCACAGTGGCGAATTTGTTGCGCAGTACAGTCAACATTCGTTTTGTGGCTGTTGGCTCACATCCCACACTCCGCATGTTGTTCGCCCTACCCATTGGATGCCACTCCCCACCCCACCACAGGAGCAAAGCCATGACTAGCAGCACTATCAAGCCATGCCCACCGCCCCTTCGGGGGCAACTGAGGATGATGTGATGAAGATTAAAACCGCAGAGTTGACGGGCGACGCACTTGATTATGTGTTAGCCAAAATGCGCGATCATCAGTGGCGCTGTGCTTGGATTCTAAAGCAGGACGGCTTCCACGCTTGGAAAAACTATGAATTGGCGTGGGGTAATTGGCACGGCGAATTGTCAAATGACCCTGCTTTGTGCTTGTGGTTGATGAAAGAGTACCGCGCAAACATTGACCAAGCCGAACATGCGCCCAAAGTGCAAGTGACAATTTGGTACGAGATTGCTGACTCATACAGCTCAGATTTTGATGCGGTTAGCGCAATTGGCGACACGGTGGAGCAAGCCGTAGCCCGTTGCGTCGTGCAAATGCGGTTGGGGGATGAGGTTGATGTGCCAAGTGAGCTGTGTGAGGTGCGGTCATGAAGCGATACACTATTGACAACCCGATGGATTTATCCATTGAATCCGACGAAGGCGAGTTTGTTTTTTACGACGAAGCCCAAGCCGAAATCGACGCGCTCAAAGCTCAGAACGCGGATTTACTCAAAGCACTGCATAACCTAACTGAAAATGTGGTCTTTTATCACAGAAACGGAATCTCCGATCTCAAAGACGCAAAGGCTGATCGAAATAATGCTGTAAAGATTGCACTGATTGCAATCGGTATTGAAGACGATCCTGACCTTGAGTTTAGCGACTGGCAACCCTCACCGGCAATCGCAAAGGCGCGGGGTGATCTATGACCGCCTATCTTGAATTCGATCTCGACCAAGATGACTGTAACGCGGATGATGAATGGAGTGATGATTAAGCAAAGGCCGCACACGTTGCGGCTTTTTCATGTCGATTTTCTGCGGTATTTTCGACACGTTTTTGGGATATGTTTAAGCGGTGGATATTAATCCGTCGCCGCAAACCGCAGATTAGCAGCAACGC